ATAACATTCTCATCGACTGCAACAGCATTGACTGTTTTTTCTGCAGGCTGAGTACCTTCTCTTCTGATTGTAAAATTGGTTGGTGTAATGGTCAGATCTTGTTCAGATCCATAAACTGCATAGATACCACCAGTTGTTCCTGCTAAGAGTTTTTCCTGTGGTATAAGAAACTGAATCTCATCAACCGTTCCAGAATCAAACGTAAACGTCATGGCATTGAACGATAATACCTGTTCACCTATGATAGATGCTCCTGATGCAGTTGTTTGTCCTGTAGCCGATCCTAACGATTCTGAAGGACCAAAATTATAGAAATCATTGGTCTGAGAGAAATATACAGTTTGTGGACTATGATCGACTCTGGCAAATACCAATCTTTGCTGAAATAACGTGACAAAATGCGGATAGTTGCCTGTATACCATTGTCCTAGTTTCCAATCTCTTAAATTAGAAGTATAAGACTGAGGGATGTCTGTTTTTGCAGTACATACAGCATTATTTGAAGATATTGACTGTATTTCTACATGACCCCAATAAATCTGTTCGTTTCCTAGTGTATTAATCCTAAATAATCGACCAGCATCCGTTGCAGTATCAGTCCAAATGCCAGATGCAGATTGTGTCAGCGTAATACTGCTGTTTTTGCGGTAAAAATAAGCTTTAACAGTAGGTTTTTGGTTATTGGCAAAGTCTAATGGAGCACCACCGACTGTATTTGTAATTTTAAAAGTGTTTGCGGTGCATTGTGTCGCAAAATAATCACCATTAGCTGGTGTGCCACCAAATATTGTTATGGTTGCAGTAGAACTTGTTGAACCTGGATCTGTAAAAACAACTGTATCATTAACATCGTAACCAGATCCTGCTGTTGTTATTTCAAATGTAGGATTTCCACTAGCATCTGTTGTAATTGTTGCTTTTATGCCTGCCCCAGAACCAGAAGTGCTTGTTTGTGCAACATCTTGATGAGTTTGATTAGCTTGAAAAGCAGCACTTAAATTACCACCTGAAGGTGTTTGTCCTGATGTTGCAGATGCTGAGTATTCTGAAGTACATCCTGACAATTGAATCTTCATTCCATCTTGAAGACCATGGTTCTTGTTTTGTAAATAGGAAAAGGTCTGAAGATTGTCTGTAGGTTGTGGAACAGATGTTCCTGAATTACTCCAATAATAAGCATTATCACATTCACCAACCCAACCTGTTTGGTTTATTCCTGATGGTAAAGTTGCAGTACCAGAAGTTATGGAAATCGTTGTATCTACTGCAGTTCCATCTGCTAATTCTTGTGAGTTAAAGTAAGGTCCATCAAAAAATGATATTTCTGATAATGTCCAATTGGTTTCATTTGTTGCATCATAAACCAATTGATGCGGATGAACATCTGGACTAACTAAAAATAGAAATGATGCCGACTGTATGTATTCTAATGCATTTACTTTAGCATTTGTAATAAATGGTGTGTCTATTTGATAAGGATTACCAGAATCTAATAATTGTGTTTTGTTCTTATAAAACCTGACATAGCCATAAGTTATAGTGTGTGTGCCAGTACCAGCATTAGACCAACTTATAACAGAAAGCCCTGTGTTGGTGCCTATTTCGTAAGTTGTATCACTTTGTCTTTTTAAATAATAATCAGTATTAGCAGATAAACCCCCAGGCAAAGTGTCAGTTGTTGATATATTAACTAAGATATTATCTCTATTTAAAAATGGAGCTGATGTGAAAGTTAATAATAAATCACCTGAATTATTACTTGCAGTAACAGTTTGAGAAGCAACTCCAAATTCTAAAACGTAGTTGTTATCACTGCCAAATCCAATGGTAAATGGTATGAGCTTTACAGCAGATGCTTCATTGCCAACACCTAGTGCATTAGGCTTTGATCTAGCAACAAACTGAGTTCCTGGTCTTCTTGCTAATCCACCATTCGGAGTAACAACAAAGTTTGTTAGCTCTGATGCAGATTTAGAATACAGTTCCTCATCAACAAATCCCTGAGATTTGACAGCAATCTGTCCACCCCAGAAGTTTGTTTGAGTTTGGGTTACTCTCATACTACGCCGTTAGCAGTAGAAGCAGAGAATGGTTTGAAGTTACCAGAATAAGTTCGCGTCCTTGACTCAACCCATTCATTAGATTCAATAACATCTGCAGTACCAACTTGAGCATCAATACTTCTAGCTTCTGATAGCACTTGCTGATACTTACCAAGCATAAGATCTCTAATCTGTGCTTGACCTGTTAAATCCATAGCAATTTCAGATGCCAAAGACATTGCTATTGCTTGAACCAGTTGTGCATCAAAGTCTTGAGTATCGTCTATACTTGTCGGTCTTTTGATGTATTTGATTTTTGCAGTAGTTGCATTGGTAAGAAGAAACTGACCTTCTACCTTGAATGGATAATCAAAAACGTCACTTTCATAAAGATTTAAGACTCTTAGAACAATGGTATTATCCAGAACATAGGCATAGTCATATTCAAATGGAGGAGTATAACTAGCACTCTGAGATAATGTTGTTCTTCCTGTCATACAATTCCAAGGATGAGCACGAAGGACAGCATCCCTAACGTCTTCAAATCTTAATTTACAAGCCCTAGCTCTAGCATTAGGATCGTCAAAAGACGTTATTGTTCCATCACCAATATTGTTTAACGCAATATTTGATATCTGAATTGCCGTTGCCATTAAGATTTTTTCTTAGTGGTTTTTTTTACAGATGGTTTTTTCCATGTAGTCCATCCTTTATTTATTAAATCTTGATGTTCTTTAGAATCGACTACTACGGTTTGCTCTTTGTTTTCATCATCGTAAAAAGTTACTTCACTCATAATCACCTTTTAAAAAGGGCTGCCGAAGCAGCCCAAATTAAATCAATCTACAGAATACCAAACACAAAGATTGATTGTTTTGCTTGCAGCTAATGTTGCAGCAGCGGTTGTGATAATAATATCGGTTTGAGCAGTATAAGCATGACCAAATCCGTCAATACCCGTACCACTAACACCACCAATAATAGTTACATTACCATCTGAAGCATGTGCTTTAGGATGCATGTAATGAACTTTATTAGCATCACCACAAATTGATGCAGTAATGAATCTATCTGGATCAGCAGAATCACCTACTGCTAAAGTAGCAGATGCATGTATGTCATCTGTTACCATAATGACTTGCCATACCCTTGAACCTTTAGGCAATCGAGCCATAGCAATAGTAGATCCAGCACCTTCATTACCATCGGTTTCGTAAGTGTCATATTGAACACGAAGTCTTGCTCCATGTTCAGCGACATTTACCATTTCCTTAGGTTGATTTTGGTCAAACTTCGTAAAGTTTGCTCCGTAATTAGTTGTTGCTGACATTATAATCTCCTTTCAAACGATTAAGATGATTTATCTACTGGTGCATCCTGACATTGAATCTCTACAACTCTTTCTTCTTCAAGTCGTGTTGCTCCAACTGTCATGCGATAGTAGATGTATTGACTGAATCGTTTGTCGGGTCGTTCTGAGATCCTGGCTACAATGTCTTCCCAAACACAAAGGCCAATGCCTCTGCGGTGAAAAGCATAACAATAATGATTGTCTTCTGATGTAACCTGTGGGACTTCAGTAGAACCTGAATACAACTCAGATCCAGATGTGGTTGGGATTTTTTCAGTTCGGATTATGTTAAAACCCATAAACTGATTAAGATCTCCAGCAACCAATGCTCTGATCTGATTGAAGTCTGCACTATTAGTTTTTGTTGAAGTCAACAAGTGTGCTAATTGAGCAGCATTAACAACTAAGAACAGGTTGCTATTTCCATTGACATCGTAATCGTCTGCTTCACTAGCACCTAAACGCTTACGAGCATCAATTAATTTACCTACTGTCAAAGGTTGTGCATTTGAAGTATTTTCACCATCAACTGCAAAATTGTTTTGAACAGAAGTAATTTTCTGTGATGAAGGTAGAGCAATAGAAGAACTAGAAGAACTGCCTGATGTAGCAGAATCTCCAGTAGATCCAAAAGCATTACCTTTCAGAGCACCAATGATTTCTTCATCCATTGATCTTCCCATTGCCATAGCAGCATTTTGGGAATATGCAGATGCAGGATCGATTAAGAGCCTGAGTTTGTCAGGATTGTCAATCATGTCACCCCAATCATAATCGACAGGTGTTACCCTACGTCTATCATGTGGTGTACTGATCAAAGGACTGTCAGCATGTCTGCTGGTTACTTTTTGTGCAGCAGTTGCACTAATACGGTCCATGAAAACTTCTTCACCGACCTTACCTGATTCTAAAGTGACTGCATTACGCAATCGACTTCCCATCTGTTGGACGAGAAGCTGTACATTGGCATCGAACTGTTTGACGAATGCCGTTGTGATTTGAGTGGACATATAAAGTCTCCGCAATACGTGAATAAAAAAACGCACATTTGCGGATTGTCCACATGGGGTCCGCTGACAAAATCAATTGCCAGGGGTCTAAAAACCTTGTCTGGACTAAATCAACCCAAGTAACTATAGAGCTTAGTCATCTTCTCAACGGCCTCCTTATGACCAGGATGGTATCCGTCTTGATATGCAATCCTAAACTCTGAATCAGCTAATAAATCGTTGATTTGTTCTTGGGCTGAAGCTGCATTCATACCACCAAGAACTGCGTTATTTGATCCTGGTAATACTGAATCTTCAGCTAACACTTCTCCTATTCGGGCAAATACTTTCAATAGTTCTGGATGGTTTCCCATACCAGTTTCTTCCAAGACTTTTACCGCTTCAGGAGTAGCAAAATTCATAAATGCTCTGCGAGCCATTTCAAGATTGTGGTTGAATTTGTCACCCCATTCCTGTTGTAGCTCTTGCAGGTTTTCTACTTCAAATTGCTCAAACTCTGCATCTTCCTCATTCATGCGGTATTGCATGTCTTGTTGGTAGATATCGTATAGTGCAGAGGCTTGGTCATTGTTTAAACCTAGTTGATGAGCAATCTCTCTATAGTTTGCTGTATCTTCTGGTGAATGATCACCTAGTTGATAACCATCATGATCTTCTGGTCTTCCTAAAGCATTATAAACATCATCATACGATTCACCGTTTTGTGGTAAACGTAGAAGCTGTTCTGCAGGAACACCCATCTTTTTGACTAGATTTACGTAGGACTTAGCAAGTTTGTCTACGCTATCAAAAGTCTGTAGTGATGGTTCTTCATTCAATCCATCTGGTAATCCAGTAGGATCAAACGATAAAGTTGGTTGTTGTTGTATTGGCTGATCTGAACTTAACAGACTACCGCCAATGGCTTCTGAGGAACCAGCATCTGGGCTTGGTGCTGCTTCAGAAGTTGTCATCGATGCTTCGGTCATAATTCTGTTTCATCATGGTTTGTATTCGATCCGCATCTAAAGAAACATAATTCAGGATTGCGAGGACCACCGATCTTCGTCCTTCGTTATATGCTGTTTCATGCGAACTACTGGTTTGGGTGGAATTCCAGACAAAGTTATTCTTCATCAAGTCTTCCAGTACTTCTCTTCCTGGTTCGGTTGAGAA